AAAGCATCTTTTTCAGCTCTAATCTGCTGCTCTTCAGATTCAGCTTCAAGTTTTCTTTTAGCAATTTCTGCATGTTTTTCAATATCAGCAAGTTCAAGAGCCTGTCTAATATTGTCATACTGAGATTCATTTAACAGTTCAGCAATGTCATCTTCAACAGAAATAGAAAGAATTTCTGCATCATATACATACATTCCATTTTCTGCAAATTCTCTACCTCTCCAAGGTTTAGCATTTTCGCTAGTATCTTTATCTGCATCTTCCGCTGGAGCTGCAATCGCTACATTTCTTACAATATCAGAATAGTTCTTCCAAAACTCTTCGATAGTATATTTCTTAGCCTCTCTCTTAATAAGAGAACGCTCTTTATCACAAAGATACTTAACATAGTTCTCAACACTAAACCATTTATCTTTCATTGCAACATCAAAATTTACACAATAAGAAATCTTTACAGATGCTCTTACGAAATCAGAAGTCTCAATGGTTACAATATCAGAAATTTTATTGTTTTCATGTCTCAGGAAAACTGTACTTAATAAATGATCTGTAGTTTTTGGTTTTCCAGTACTCATCTGAAGTTCTGCAAGTGTCTGGTCATAATCCAAAAGGATTGTACTAGGACCGCAAACCACTTTACGTGTTCCATTTTTAGATACTACATTAACCGCATATCCAGTCCATACATCAACTGAAACAACACCATCAAATTTATTATCAAGAGTAATTGTTCTTGGCTTTGTATAAGAAGTTCCTCTTGAAATACTTGCTTTTGCTTCAAGAGAAGCCAGGCTACTGTAATTAGAATCAATAGCACTTGAAGTTGAACAGCAATATGCTAAATTATCCATATTTGCGGCAGTACGCAAGCTTTTCTCAACTGATTTTTCTGATAAACCAACATTATATTTAAGAGCCTCAATATTGCCTGGATATAAAAGGTTACATTCTTTTTCAGTAAGCTTACGTTTAACAATAACCTGTGTACGTGGATCTGGCAAAAACATAGCTGGACCTTTAACTGTAGTAATTTCACCTGTAAGACGATTCATTACGTAATGTCCTTCACCCGCAGGAATTGCAATAGCATGATGCATAATTTTATTATCATAAGAAATAATTGCATGTTCTGGACGTGGATAGTAAATCATCTGCTGGTCGCCTGTAATAAACAGCTCTTCACCTACTGGATGTACCGTACCATCTTCATCTTTATACTCAGCAATTACTTTTACATAAACACCACTAATCTTACTTAACTCAATGGCTTTAAAAATGTAGCCGCCTTTTGGAGATGTAACAAACTGTTCTGTTGGTTCTGGGAAAACTACCTCTGGACCATGAACATAACGTTTGTTTCCATTTTCATCTTTAAGAATACAATATTCAAGACGCTCAAGAGTAACTGCTTCACGCACATAATCACCATGATTATTTACAGGAATGACTTCGATACCTGTTGGTGGAATGTAGAATGAAATTTCAGTTCCTTTAATAACCAAAAGCTGACCATTTACACAATTTGTAGTTGTGCCTGCAATTTTATTACCCTCAGAATCAATAACCTCACCCTGATTGGAATTTGCGGCATCTGCTTCATAAACTCTTGCAAGAAGGTACTGATTAGAACGAAGCGCATGACCTTTAACTACTTTCGCCATCTGTCCTGGATAAAGAGCGAAACTTACTGGACCCCGCACATTAATTTTTTCACCGATATGAATATTATCTGGCAAAGTATTTGATGTGCCAGTCTGCGGATGTTTATTTCCTGCTACTGGATTCTTTAAAATAACATACCAGTTTTCTGGTGCTGTTGTAAATAAAGACTTTGCTTCTGAATATCCGCAAGGTTCAAAACTTTTTGTTTTTGAGTTAAACCGCACTAACTTATCTGACTGAGATAAGGACATTTTAGTTGGTCCAACAAGACAAGATACATGACCTTTTGTCTCATCAAGAACATAACTATATTCATTAATACTTAATACTAAATCTTTCTGAATTGAATTTTCCACTGATTTTTTCCCTTTCTTTTTACTTTCTTTAATTTATATATTTATTATATTATAAAATTTTAAAAAAATCAATGAAATAAAAATATGGGGAGATTTCATAAAGAACTCTCCCCAGATATATTATTTTTTAGTTAAAGTATTTAAAATTCCATCTTCTGCGGTTTTAACAACACCATCTACATAAGACCCAGATATTTTGGATGCATTTATTTTTCTTTCAACATATTCATGTGTACTATCTTTGGCAGTAGAACCATCAGTACCAAAATAAAGATTAGTGATAGTTCCTCCACTAATATTACAATTAATAGAATTAATTGTTCCACTTACATCAGAAGCAGTTTCTCCACCTAGGTAAGCTTTTTCAATAATTCCACCTGTAATATTATATTCTACATCTCCAACAGTTCCTCTATTAGTAGCTTGTAAAATTTGAATATTTCCACCATTAACTTTTATTGAAGCAGCATTAGTATTACCATTAGAACCGGCAGTAGTAACATAATTAAATGTTCCATCATTAATAATTAATTCTGCTTTAGTTTCTACATTTGAATCTGCTCCGCAGCCACCACAATATAAATTAGTTTTAACTATACCATCATTTATGGTAATTTTAACATTATATACTGTATTTGGATACATTGTTCGGTAATAATCTGACCATGCGGCGCCCGCGCCATCTATATCATTAATTATACCACCATTAACTATAATTTCTGCAGTATCTATTGTTCCACCAGCATTATTGCCACCCATTATATTATGAACATAACCACTATTCATTGTAATTTTAGTATGTGGAAAATGTAATGGCACAGAAATAGAATCTCCACCACCCAAAACATTTATTTTACTTCCATCTGGAAATACTTTTTCTCCGCCAATCCAACTAATTTTAATAGCTTTGTCACCGGATGCATCTTTATTAATTACTATTGGATGACCAAGAGCAAAGAAAATATTCATTTCTTCATCATAATATGGAGTCATGTTATTTATAACAAATTTATCTGCTTTTAAATCTGTTTCCATCGTACTTTTATTGTAAGATACAATTTTATTTATTTTTTCTACAAGGGCAGAATCATCATAAGCTTCTGGAATATCAATATTCTTTTTAATCCAATCTGCTAATTTATTTGTTTCTGTATAAGACTCTAATTGAGTTCTTAATTCATCATTAGTTACTATAGCTTCTGGATTTGCGGCAAAATATTCTTGTATTGATTGTGCTATTTCTTCTGAAGAAACTGCTCCAGAATTAGATTTTTGAACTTTCCATTTGTTTTCTCCATTAAGAATATACTTAGAATTATTACCAATACAAAAGGCTGTTGACCCCATTTTTAAATTTTTATTAGTTAATTCATCTAATTCTTTTACATTGTCTACTACAAAATCGCAAACTCCATATTGGGTACTCCCATTTTGTGAAATCATACTTATCATAAGAATTAACCTCCTTATTTAATTTTAAAGCAAAATAAGCCCTAGTGAAAATTTCACTAGGGCTTATTTAAAATATATTATTAGGCTTTAGCTGCTTTAGAAAGAACTTTTTCTTCAAACTCTTTAGTATCTGCAATACATGTTTCGAGATTTGCCTGATATTTATCTTTATCAGTAATTGTTTTAGAAATGCTAACGTTTCCATCTGTACTCATATTTGCGGAAATATTAGCAATTACATCATCATTAATAGAAATTGTTCCTTCAATGTTTGAATAAAAACTTGTAATACTAAGCATAACTTAATATACCACCTTTCTTTTATTTTCATTATATTTAAAACTGGGGCAAATCTTTTTTATTAAATTTGCCCTCGTAAATCTTTAATATTATTATATTATATTTTTATTTAAGAGTCAAAATTAAATTAAATATTTATCTCCTAAAATCATATCTAAAGTAATATTATCTCTCTCCCAATAAGGAATACGAACTAAAGGAATATTTTTACTTTTAGCAAATTCATTTTTCTTTTTGTCACGTTTTTGCTGTGTTTCTAAATCTCCCCAAAATTCAATTTCTTTATAATGCTGCTCTCCGTCAAACTCAATTAAACGAATTACTTTATTATCTTTTAAAATAGCAAAATCATATCTACTTTTTGGTAAATCAGAAAAAGAATATTCATCTATAAATTCAATATTATTTTTCCTTAGAATATTCATAATATTTGTTGCACCAATAGAACGATGAAAACAACCGCAAGATACTGTTTGATTACCGTCTTTTCTTTTTAGTGAGTTACCTAAAACTTCAATATGATTTCCACAATCACATTTACAATTCCAATATATAGCACCATCTTTAGTTTTTCTACTACTTCTGCTCTCTACTACTAAAAATCCAAATCTTTTACCTAGCATTTCTTCTTCACTTTTTTTCTTCTTCATTTCAGCAATTTTTTTATTTCTAAAACATCCACAACTTAAAATTTCACCTCTGCGTAGGGATGAACTTTTAATACTTTTTATTTTTCCACATTCGCATTTGCATATCCAATAGCTACCACTATTAGTTTTTCGTTCTGTATCTTTATATAAAACTTCTAATTTACCAAATTTTTGTCCTGTTAAATCAATTAGTTTTGACATTCCAAAACCTCCTTTATTTTTATAGAAAGAAGTTCTGGAATGTTTATTATATTTTGTCCAAAGAAAAATAGGCTGGACTAATCCAGCCTATCCTTTAGCCTATTGGTGCATATCTTTCACTGTCAAGTTTTTCATACATTAAATCCATTCCACTTTTGCCAGATAAAATCGTGTCAAAAATTGAAGGGCTCATTCCTGAAACATAAGAAATACTATCTACTCCGAGCATTGGGATATTGTTTTGCCGAGCATCAACATTCCAAAAAATAAGTTTTGGAAATTTATAACCAGCGGCTTCAAATTTCTTTTCAATACCTTCCATCAACGTCAGCTTATCTTTGCCTCGGTTATTTCCCCAATAACCGAACCCACAGGCGGCGTCAAATTCCATATCACTAATAATAATAACATTCTGTGGCAGGTCATCCTGAGACATGTGATAACTAATTGCATTATCAAGAATCAGATCAAAAACTGCTTCAATATTAGTATTATCACACAGGTTAGTCTGATAAATTCTTTTAACTTTATCACAGAAATCTACGCCCTCAACTGCAATAAGCTGTGGTCTAGAAGCAAAAGAAATATAATGTCCAGCAAATGGACCTTTTGCTCTTTCTGCACAATACATACCAAGAGAGATAGCAACATTAATTGGGCAAGATGCAGAATTTCCAGTCATAGAACCAGAAGTATCAACAACCGCAATACCATTAAATGTAGCTCCATTGAAATAATCTGTAAGATTATCCCAATACTTATTTACCATAAGTCTATTGGTATCATCCATTGGTGGCAAAATATAATCATACCAACCTCTACGTGTCCAAACTTTAGTAGCTTTATCAACTACTTCATATGGATACAATGTACCTGCATTTACAGTTTTTGTTTCATCTTTTGCAAACTCTTCATAAGTCTGCACTCCGGCTTTAGCGCGTTCAATATCTCTGCGAGCAAAAGCATTTTTATACTTTAAGCCAGCCTTAGATGGAATCTTATCGAACTCGATTTCATCCCATCTGTTCTCACTCATAAGTTTCTCAAGTACATTAATGCGGGTTCTCAGCACAGCAAGAGTTTTTCTATACTGCTTATGAGTCATACCAAGGAACTGACGAGTAATATTGCCTAACTTACGTGACTCAGCAGAAGAAGTATTCTCAGATTTCAGCCATTTTGCAAGTAAGGATGGAGTCTTACAAGCAACATCCAATTCAAGCTGGTCTTTAATTACCTGTAAAGCATCTTTCTCAAGTGGTGTACCTACAAAAGTATATAAATCATCCCATCTTCCATATTCACTAACATGTACAAGATTACGACGAGCTGCTTCTGTATCATGAGTAGCAAGGTCTTTCATACACACTCTGAAAAATCTACGTTCTCCCTGACCGCCACGCACATCTCTAATATAAAACAGACATTTTAAAGCGTAACGCGGATTCTCCGCAAATGCTTTACGCCACATCAAAATAATATCTTCATCTGAGCGTTTACGCATTGCCGCCCCCATAGCAAACATATCCAGCAAATCGCTCTTTGAGCTGACATGGGTGGATGCTCCATTTTCAGTAAGTGTAAAGTTTGCAGAATTTTTCATTGCTTCCATAAATTTATTCATATAATTTTCTCCTTTTTCTCTTAGACTTCTCTTGGACAAGAGAATGTTTTTATTTTTCTTTAATTATTATAAAATAATTTTTTATAAAAATCAAAGACCCAGCTGAGAATCGGACTCAGGATAAGGGAGTTGCAGTCCCTAGGTTTACCACTAGCCTACCGGGTCATATTTTTTCTTTTCTTTCTTAACTTTGTATATATATTATATATTATTTTTTACAAAAAATCAAAGGGAGAAATTAATCTCCCTTTAAAAATTTTTATAAATCTAAAAACCAAGAGAGCATTACCCAATATGAAT